AGGTCGTTAATTATGAAACTTTCTGATGATACTGTGCAAGTCCTGAAAAACTTTTCAGGCATTAATCAAAGTTTGCAGTTCAAGTCTGGCAATACTTTGAAAACTATTTCTCCACTCAAGACAATCTTCGTTGAAGCAACTGTTGGTGAGAGTTTTCCAAAAGAGTTCGCTCTTTATGATTTGAACAAACTTTTGGCAAAGGTATCTTTGTACAAGGATGCCGAGTTGTCGTTTGACGATGACAAACTCAATATTAGTGCAAACAAGAAGTCTGATTACATCAAGTATTGCTCGCCGAAAGTTATTGTAACTCCACCTGAGAAGGCAATCACGTTTGGTGAGCCTGATTGTTCATTCAGTCTTTCGCAAGAAGATCTTGATTGGATGCGTAAGAGTGCTGGCATCTCTGGTTCGCCCAACTTCGTGTTTGAAAGCGATGGTTCCACAATTCACTTCATTGCTACAGACGTGAAGGATGATTCTGCTGATCAGTCCAAGATTGAAATTGGTACTGCTGAGAATGGTAAGGAATTCAAAGTTGTGATGAAGGTCGAAAACTTCAAGTTACTTGAAGGTTCGTATGACGTTGCAATTGCCAAGAAAGGTCTTGCTCGATTTAAGCACAAAACTGTTGACATCACCTATTACATTGCGATTGAAGCCGCAAGTTCAACTTTCGGAGAATAATGATGGCACTTGATAAAGTAAAGGTATTGGGATGCCTTCAAGAAATCTCCAACTCACTCACTCGTATTGAGGCTGAACGTGATCTGATTAAAGACATTCTTCAGAAGATGCAAGACGAATGTGAGATTCCAAAGAAGTTGGCTCGTAAACTGGCGCGTGTTTACCACAAACGTAATTATGAGGAAGAAGTCGCAGAGCAGAGCGATTTCCAAACCATTTACGAAAACGTGGCTAAATAAAAATATTGGGGTGCAATACTCTAAGTTGACGGCACTATCCGCCAGACTGCTCGCCGTGGGAGTTCACCTTCCCCACCCCATCTTCTCTTCGGAGTTATATTATGCATAAAGATGATCTAAAAGTATTGATTATTATTCTTTTATTCGCCGCATTCGCTCTCGTCAACACATTTTTTCTTTGGGTTCCTGCATCAGCACCACCTGTAATGTTGGTGTTGTTCGTTGGATTGTATTCGATATGGGAGCATAAGTATGGCAACAAGGCGTAATTTTTTCAAGTATCTTGGTCTTGCTGGTGGTGTTGCTGGCGGTGGTATTGTAGCCGCCGCCGCTGTTCTTCCTGATGCTGATAAGTGTAAGGCAATAGAAGAAATTAAAGCCGCTGGTTACAATGGCAAGTTAAACATTGGCACTGAGTATGGTGAACTTGCATCACCAGACGGCACTATCAGTTGTGGTCCCAAATTTGTTCCAGGAACACAAAAGCATGTAACCGCAAGTATGACCGTCGGTCCTGATGGCGAGATGTACTTGATGACAAACGGAAAATGGCGTAGAATAGTGACTGAATAAACAATCAGGAGTTACATTATGAATGAAGCGTTGTGGGTTGAAAAATACCGTCCTCATACTATTGCCGATTGTATTCTTCCTGATGAATACAAGGCAACTTTCCAATCTTATGTTGATCGCAAAGAGATTCCCCATCTCTTGCTTTGCGGTGGTCCAGGCACAGGCAAGACCACAGTCGCACGTGCATTGTGTGATGAAATTGGCTGTGATTATCTAATGATCAATGGCTCGGATGAATCAGGCATTGACACATTCAGAACAAAGATCAAAAACTATGCCAGTGCAATGTCAATGACTGGTGGCAAGAAAGTCATCATCATTGATGAAGCAGATTATCTAAATCCAAACTCAACTCAGCCAGCCATGCGTGCGGCAATGGAAGAGTTTGCGCATAACTGTACGTTCATCATGACTTGTAATTTCAAGAATCGTATCATTGAACCATTGCATAGTCGTTGCGCTGTTATTGAATTTAAACTGCGCAAAGAGGATAAGCCAAAGATGGCTGCTTCGTTTATGAAGCGTGCTGCTGAGATTTTGGCGAATGAAAAAGTTCCTTATGATAAGGCAGTTCTTGTTGAAGTTGTCAAGAAGCACTTCCCAGATTATCGTCGCATTCTGAATGAACTTCAGAGATATTCTGTTAGCGGTAGAATTGACACTGGTATTCTCACGAGCATTGCTGATGTTTCTTTAAATGATCTTGTGACGTCACTCAAAGATCAAAACTTCAGCGCAATGCGTAAGTGGGTTGCTGACTTTGGTGGTGATGATCCTGCAAAGATCTATCGTAAAATCTATGACAGTCTGTATGACATTATGGACAAGTCTACGATTCCAAATGCTGTGCTAATCCTCGCCAAGTATCAATATCAAGCAGCGTTTGTCGCCGATCAGGAACTGAACCTCACCGCATGTCTAACCGAGATGATGGTGGAGTGTAAGTTCAATGGCTGATCTATTTAAAGAAATCATTCCGTCTATTCTACAGACGAAAGAATATGCGCTCCTGACAGAACAGGATGAAAAGACATATTCATCGTTTATGGTGAATCGTGCACTCTCATTTCATCGCGATACCGTTTTATTCGCAAATGAGATGAATAAGTACCCGAATCTCGATAATAAACTCAAATATGACTTTCTCCTAAATATAATACGAGCCCAAAAGCGTCCATACTCAAAGTGGCACAAGAAGGCTAAAAGCAGTGATTTGGAAGCGGTCAAAGAATATTATGGTTACTCCGATGCAAAGGCAGAGGAAGCATTAAAAATTCTAGACGACGCTCAAATCGAATTGATAAAAGAACAATTATATAAGGGTTAGAACATGAGCGTTGATAAACTAGTTGAAGTCACTCTTGGGCAGCAGGATGATTTTCTAAAAGTTCGCGAGACACTCACTCGCATTGGTGTAGCAGCAAAAAACGATAACATCCTATACCAATCCTGCCACATTCTTCATAAACAAGGAAAGTATTATATCGTTCATTTCAAGGAACTCTTTGAATTGGACGGTAAGCCATCAAACATGTCAGATAATGACATTCAGCGACGCAACACGATTGCGAATCTAATGGCTGAGTGGGGACTAGTCAAACTCGTAGATCCAGATAAGACAAAGGATAATGTCGCACCATTAAGTCAGATTAAAATTCTTCCATTCAAAGAGAAGAACGATTGGCAATTGGTTTCCAAGTATACAATCGGGAAGAAAAAGAAGGAAGGATAATTTATGCTTGTGATGAATGTGTATAAACTTCGTGATGATATTGAACTTCCAACATACGGCACTTCTTTAGCAAACTGTTTTGATTTGTCATTCCAACCAACATCAAATGTTGTAAATGGATATGATTCATTTAACGCACCTGTTGAAAGAGAAGTAAATGGATTTGGTGAAGTTTCTATCTATCCTGGTGATCGTTTATTGATCCCAACTGGATTAATTTTCAAAATCGAACGTTATGTTACGATTGAAACATTTGCAGACATTGCACGACATGATGCTGAACTTCCGCTTCAGAACTATAGCATTCGTCTTCATCCTCGCTCAGGACTTTCGCTTAAGAAAGGATTGATCCTAGCAAACAGCGAAGGCATCGTTGATGTTGATTATCAAGAAGAAGTGTTTGTGCTTTTGACAAACGTTTCCAAGATGCATCAGACAATTCGTCGCGGCGATCGTATTGCTCAGGCTGAAGTTGTATCAAACAATCCATTCGCATTTAAAGTTATCGCATTAAGACCAGAGAAGCATTCTGAAAGATCTGGTGGATTTGGTTCAACTGGGATTTCGTTGAATACAGAAACTCCGCCAATGGAAGAATGGCACGTCGACGGACCAACAGAGTTTCCTAAATAGAATTGGAATGCCCATTTGGGGTTCCGTTTCTAAAATGTCACTTGCTTATTAAAGGAGTACACAAATGACAAATATCACTACACTTTCGTCAACCTACGGACTCGATCGTCTTCTACCAACCGCTCTTGGGTTTGAGAATTCGTTCGCAGCTCTCGATAATGCTGCTCATCTATTTACAGCATCTCAAACTGCATTTCCTCCAGTGAACATCGTCAAGAAAGACGAATACAACTTTATCATTGAACTTGCAGTTGCTGGATACAAACAAGATGAGATTGAAATCACTGCCGAGAGAAACTCTCTCAAAGTCACAGGCAAAAAGTCAGAAGAAGAAGATCGCAATTATCTTGTAAAGGGTATTGCTGGTCGTAAATTCTCACGCCAATTTGTTTTGTCTGACACAGTAGTGGTTCGTGATGCAAACCTTGCTGATGGTATTCTTTCTATTGAACTAGAAAATGTCATTCCTGAAGAACAGAAGCCTCGTAAGATTGAAATCAAATAATGCAATCACTAGAAATCTTTATCTTACTTTTAATTGGTGCTTTTAGCATCGCATATTTCTTTAGAGATAAATCTAAAAATAGGGAAAAAGAAGATAACTGGTTTCTATAACTGAGAAAACATATTATGCATAATGATGAATTAACGTGGGATGAATTGTTTATCTTACAGGCTACTCTGATCTCTCAGAAAAGCAAGGACCCGTCGACAAAGGTGGGGTGTATTATTGTCAATGATGATAATGTCATCTTGTCGACGGGTTTTAATGGATTCCCTCGAGGAATCGAAGAAGATTGGAAAGATCGATGGAAGAGTCCAGAAAAGTATCACTGGGTTGAGCATGCTGAACGCAATGCAATCTTCAACGCCGCACGTGTTGGTGTTTCACTCAACAATTCTCGTGCATATCTAAACTGGGAACCAAAGCCATGCGCTGATTGCACACGCGCATTGATCCAAGCAGGAATCAAAGAAGTCATCGGACCAAACCGACCATTCTCTGGTAAGGGTGCAGGAAAGCATTACTCGATCGAGCACGCAGAAGTCATGCTGCGCGAGGCTGGTGTTAAAATTAGAACATGGGATATGCCAAAAGAACTCATATGAGTATACACGACCCTCATGAATTCATAAAATATAAATTGTCAGCTGACACTCATGTTCGCGATGGAAGAAATCTATACGAACATTTATGCAATGTTGAAAAAATTCTCAAAATTTGTGGATGTGATGACAGCGTTTGTTTAGCTGGATTATTTCATAGTGTTTATGGCACATCAAAATGGCGTCATGAAAGTATTAGAGATAGAGAATTGGTTAGAAGTATCATTGGAGAAAGAGCAGAACATCTTGTTTGGATTTTCAGTAATGCAAAAAGACCATTTTGTTGGTTGTTTGGAGAAAATATTCCAATGACTGATGGATCATTTGCTCGCGTTGATCGTGATACATTGCATGACCTTCATATGATTGAGGGTGCGAATCTCCTCGAGCAACAGGGTGGGTTGGTTGAGATACTTTCATTCGCCTCTATGCAGAGCCCAGAGGAACTCCGAGGAGAGAGATAAGGGTATCGGGAACCCTAAAACAACGCCGCTCTCTCGGCTCTCTCCTCGGCGAGAGAGGATGCCGTAAGTTATTGATTTTATTCGATTTTTCTCTGTTGTGTTTTCCTGTGATTCAGGTAGAATATGCAATATGAGTAAGCAATATCACTTTATCGACGCCCAAAACGACAAGTTCGGTGCCCGACACACACTCTGGCATGTTGGGAATTATCACTATCAGATTGAATGCCGCTCTACTGGCAACAAAATCGACCTTCCTGACACCAGTTTCGAACAGGCAAAACAGGTGTTCGAGGACGTGCTCGTAAGTTATTGATTTTATTCGGTTTTTTCCTATTGCGTTTTTCTTGGTTTCAGTTAGAATATAATTATGAAAAGCGAAAACACTATTGTAAAAATCGGTGACGTTGTTAAGTCTCTTGACTTCGTTGGTATCAATGACTGTTATTATGTCGGTCTCGTGGTCGGCATCAGCAAGATGGATGGCACTTTCCGCGCCAAGACCATCAAGCGTGTGTGGCAGGGTCAGTTGGACAAGAAGTTTCCGTCTGACTTCTTCACTGCTCCGCTTCCTGGCAATTCTTTCTTCGACGATATGGCTGAAGAAAAGGGTGTCGATTCTCGCGTGCAGGTGGTTGCCTAATGAACATCGATGACCGACATGGTAGTCCGTATGATCGTGGTCGCGCTGACAGTTATTATCGTCGCGCTCGAAGTCCGCACTATATGAAAAGTGACATCAATGGTTATGTGACTTTCAATAGTGCTCGCGTGTTCGAGAAAGAAATGACTGCGAAACAAATTGTTGAGTACAATCTTGGCTTCGACGTGAATGAAGCAGAACAAAATTTTAAGGAGTGGGAATAATATGAGAAAGCAAACTGAAACTTTGCTGAGTGAGGCGATCGATCTGGTGAACGGTGTCGATCATGTTCTGGCGAACACCATGACTCAGTATGATCTGAGTGCCAAGGATTGCTACAACATGGCAGAGAAACTTGAGCGTGCGTGTCATGCACTGCTTGTTGTTGGTGATCGCAAGACGCAACAGGATCTGAACAAGATTCCGATGGGTGAAGGAGTGCCGTTCTAATGGGATACTTCAAAAATTTAGAAATTGATGTCATTGAGATGTATCGCGTTGATGGTCTCAAGGAAGCAGAGATTGCAAAGATCACTGGCTTGTTATTGAGTGAAGTCAACGAGATTCTTGCTGCGTATGAGAATCGCGATGCTGACTACAATGAATATGATACTGACATGGTCAGTTACGATGATCTGTCTTTTGATCCAGGTGACATTGACTACAATGCGGAGCATTACTAATGGAAGACATGATGACAGAAAGCGAAATCTTTGCACTTTGCGTTAAAATGCAACATCTTGGGTATGCAGTTATTTGCTTCACTCCAGAAGAATTGCGTGGTGCAGATCCTGGTCATGTTCAAGATCGTTTGGTTGAATTGGGTTGGGATGTAATTGATACTCTTGCCACTGAACCACGTGAGGGCGAATAATGACAAACGAGTATCGTCGTTCTGTTCTTGCCCCCAAAGAGCGAGTAAAGTTTGATCCCCGCAATCGCAAGCACATGCTTGATTTTGCTAAATTTGTGAAGTATAATAGTTGGACAAACGGTTGCTCTTATTTCTTAGAAGATCCATACACGGATATTCCTTCCATGATTCGAGCAAAAATTGCTGATCACACATTATCTAAACTGGTGGAAAAAGTATGAGCGAAGGTGACTTTGAAGTATTAACACTCGGCACAATCGAAGAACTTCGAACTCTTCGAAAATTTGCAAAAGAAATGATTGCATTCAGTAAAATACATGACATGCCTCTGCCGCATGAGATGCGTGTAGGAATTACTGCATTAGAAGAGTTTTATCAAAGTCACATTGAGAAGTATCCGCAATGATGGTCTACTGCGCTGCGCGTTTCAAACCAAAGAAGAAGCGCAAACCGAAAGGTATCATTGCGAAGAAGTATAACAAGTCCTCGGCGATTCTCGGTGTTGAGAAGTTGCCGAGTTTGTCTTATGGTTCACGAGTTGGGGCTGATGCTGCTCGCAGTGTTCAGTCGCTCAACTCTGATAAGATCTTTACAGAAAAAAGAGAGAGCCTGATGTACACAGGTTCTTTGGTGAAGGGTATTGCTACGATGCACAAATCAAACGCAGTGCCTGTAATCGACGAAGAGCAAATGAAAGATATCTCTCGCATGAGGCGAGGCTAACATAGGAGATTTTTTATGAGTATTCGTTCAAAGGCTATTATTGAAACTGCTAAAACACTTGCGGCATTAATTGTTGCTGGTGTTGCATTCTATTTCATTCTTGATATTCTTGGACCAACAGTTGGGTTGATTCTAATGCTTGTTTCTTTGGTTGGATGGTTCACTTGGCTAACATATGATTTTTATGTTCACAAGTTCACTCTCCAAGATAAGTGGAAACTCTGATCAGTCCTTGTAAGGGAATCTGCAAATTAGACACCCAACGTGAGTATTGCGTTGGGTGTTTTCGCACAACTGCAGAAATAACTGCTTGGACAAAGTTGCCTTTGTTCGAAAAAGAGCGTATAATCAAAGAATGTAAAGAACGCGAAGAGAATTTTATAAATGATGGGAAAATTTCTTTGTCTAATTGGAATTCATAATTGGGAAAAGTTGTGGAGACCAAGTCGCTGCCCATACCACACAGCAGAAATTCTTGTGAGTAAGACTTGCACACGATGCGGCAAAACGGTGGAAGCACCGCCGCCAAAGCATTCATCTGACGAAGATTGATATGAGTAAAGGTATTCACATGCATGAATTGTTTGTCACACCAATGTGGCATTCTTCTCTTGCTGACTATGGAACTCATAAAGAAGGAATTTTAAATTATCTCAATGAGGTTCGCAAAACGCAACCAAGTGCATTGAGATCAAACATGAATGCGTATCAGTCGCATCCAACGTTGATCCTAACAGAAGAATTGGCTCCTGTCTTTAAGCATATCATGGAAGATATGATGAGAGTTGTGATTCAAGATTGTGAATTAAAAGTTACTTCAGCGTCTCTGACGTATGCTTGGGTCAACTTTAATGACAATAGAAGTGCATTTAATATGCCTCATACTCATGCTGAAACTTTTTCTGGAGTTTTTTATGCGCAAATCCCAGAGAACAGCGGAGTGCTTGTAATCAATAATGACGCATCAAATTCTTTATGGGATGGAAATAACTTTTCCGATATGACGAATAAATACCTTCGGGCGAATTATCCAATTTTCCCGAAAGAGGGTGACATTTATATTTGGCCATCTTATTTGGAACATTTTGTAACTCCGAATAATCATGACGATTGTAGAGTCTCCATTTCTTTCAATATCAAATGTGCAAATTCGTAAAGGTGATTTATGGCTAATGTTAAATTTGAATACACAGGTAAGTTGAGCGACGGTCGTTTCTTCGATGAAGATTCGAAAAAGAAAGTTGTTATTGAACTTGATGATAGCGATTTGACTGTTGATGAAATGCTTGAAGAGTTTATGAACTTTATGCAAGCAATCGGATACAAGTTCGAAATCGGTGATCGTTTCGAAGTCACTAATGACTTTAAAAATTTTGAAGAGCGATTAAATCCAAACTCTCAAGATTCTGGCAAATCAGATCCAGGATATGGTGCCGTTCCTCCGCAGGGACAACCAATTGTAGATGAAGGTGGCACTGTTATTGGTATGGCTTCTCCTAAACTTGATCCATATTGAGGTGATTTATGCCAGCCAAAACAGGAACAAAGGGGTTCGGAAAGGGTCGTGCTAAACTCGGATCTAAGAAACGTAAGGCACGTCGTAAGAAATCGTGAGTACACTTGAATCAGTCACTCCCAAGTATGACATTACTTGGTATGTGAAATGGACAGCAAGTATTATTACACTTGTTGGTATCACGGTTCGAGCCAGCGGTCTCGTTCAATATCAATGGATCGATTTGATCTGTAGTTGGATTGGGGCTGCTGGCTGGTTCTTTGTTGGGTTCAAATGGAATGATCGTGCGTTGATGATTCTAAATGGTGTGATTGGTGTGGTTTTGTTTGCAGGAATCATGAGGTATTATCTGTCATGAAGATCTCTATTGGCAAGTATCCAAAGAAGGGCGAGCAAAAGAAATCCATTCGAATTGATCCATGGGACACATGGAGCATGGATCATACTCTTGCTGAGATCATTCATCCGATGCTCAAGCAGTTGCGCAAGACTACTCATGGCGCACCTTATACCGAAGATGAGGATGTTCCTGAGCATCTTCGTTCTACCAATGCCAAGCCTAAGAAAAACGAATGGGATGTGGATGAGTTTCACTTCAAGCGTTGGGACTGGATCATGAAAGAAATGATCTGGACTTTCGGCGAACACGCAAAAGACCGCGAACCAAACTTCTGGATCAAGAAGCCCAAACATAAATGGGTAGAAATTGAAGGGCAAGATTGGACGGAAATGATCACCAGTGACAAAGGCATCTACGACGAAGAAAAAGCCAAAGCGTACTG